AGCCACCTTCATCGTAAGATCCATAAGGATTAGAGTAAGCGCCTGCCATTTCATTGTATTTATCTTCATTAGATTTTTTCTCTCTATCAGCTCTACTTTCTGTTATAGCTGTATTATAAAGATCTTTTATTTCTAATTTTCTGTTTTCTACTTTCTTTTCGTATTCTGCTTTAGCTTTTTTAGCTTTTTTCTTTTTAAATAAACCTCCAAGTAAAGATATACCTAAACCTATTGCCCAACCTGCTGGACCAGTAACTCCTAACATACCAGCAATAGCTGATCCTCCACCTACTCCAGATATACCAGCTCCTAACATTTCACCACCTGTAAATGTAGTTGGATCATCATCGTCAAACGCACTTCTTACAGCTCTACCAACAAGATATGTAGGAAGGCCTGCACTTACACTACCTGCTCCAATATTTTGAAAATAATTACCAGCAGCCGCTCCTGCTGTACTACCTGCTGCTTCAAAACCTGGAGGTATTGTAGCTCCTGGAGCTACAGCCATTTGCGCACCTGTTGTAGGATTAAACAAAGCTTGTGTTCCTGCTGGAGCACCAGCTCCAATAATTTGACTTGTCCCTACTTGAGGAACAAAAGATCCAGCAGAAACATTTGTTGTAAAAGGATTTCCTAAAGTTGAACCAGCTGTTTTCCCCATGTTAGGAGCAATTTTTGATCCTATTGATTTACCTCCTATTTTTGTTCCTAAAATTTTATTTGCTGTACTAGCTGTAGATAATGAGCCACTAAGGTCTGTCATTAAATCAGGTTGTTGCATGTACTGAGTCATGTCAATAGGTGACTCTACTGAATTAGAAATAGCTTCATAGCCTCCAGTTGCTGCACTAAATCCATAAGGATTGTAGTTTCCTCCAGTATATTTATTAAGTTGTCTACCTTGCTGTGAATTAGGATTAACGTATTTTAAATATTCTTGATAGTTGTCAAATCTTCCCATTAATTGTATGATTTACGGTATTTTGCAGTTATTGCAAATATATTAATTTTTTCTGTTGTTCTTGCTGTTAACTTAACTCTTAAATAAGTTCCAGTTAATCTTGCTCCTCCTTGCTTGTATCTTAAAGGCATTCTAAGTATACCTTCTCTATACTTATGTAAAGTATCAGTAAACTCTGTAACTGATGGGTATCCTGGCTTATCAATAGTAGATATATCTAATTTTTGACCTTCTGAAAAATCTGTAATAAATTCTAAATCTTCAAAATAAACACCAGCATCTGTTGTTTGATCACCTCTTTTTGTAAGTAATTTATTTCCTTCTCCTATATAACCATTAGAAAAATCTTTATGTACATTACCAACACTTGCAATAATATTAATATTGTCATATTTTTTATTGTCTTGTGGTTGATCGTTTATTACTTTTTCTACATATGACTCATGTACTATTTTTAAAGTTCCATCACTAACAACACTTTTAAGTAAATCACCATGATTAATTGTACTTGTATTTGTTATTGTTACAACTCCTGTATCAGTATTATAAGATCCATACTCAGTACCAGAAGAATTAAAAAAACTAATGTCTCCAGATTCTTCTGGACTACCAATAAGTTTTAGTTCTTTTCCTATAGATGTAACTCCCTCCAAAGTACCTGTACTTGTTTTTACCTCTAAAACTAATGGATACTTATTAGGTAAGTCTATTGTAGTTGCAGCATCTGCACCTCCAGTAGAATTGTAAGCGTGTAAAAACTCATCACTAAAAAATACATTTTTTTCAGTTTCTTTATTATTCCACTCCCAAAGCTCTACGTTTCCATCAACTAATTCATGTGTACTATATGAATATTTAGCGCTATTATATTTATAATCTTTAGTAGAACCATAAACTCCACCTAAAGTAGAACCAAAAGTATTATTTGCTGCATCAAAAAAACCATAACTTCTTAATCCTTCAGCATTAATAGTTATCCAAGGTAATCTTGCTCTAGGCGTTAATAGTTTTCCTTGATGTTCTATCCATTGTTGTGGATACATTGAGTATTTACTTACAACAGCTTCTAAGTCTTCATTGTAACCAATAGTAGTATTTAATATAAATTTTTCAGCATATCCTACGCCTGCGCTTGCAAGATCTGGATCTTCTGGATCAACTCCATATCCAGGACCAACACTTCCTTGAATAACATATTTTCCTTCAGGGTATTTTACTCTATCATATGTATTTATTCTTAACCTGTCTGCAAAGGTCATGTATATAGTATTTTCAAAATAATCAAAAGCTGCATGAACGCCTATAAAATTCAAAGGCATATCATTTGAATTAACTCTTGGAGCTAAATTATATTTATCATATATTTTTAATCTACCATACTTACTAGCTCTTTCAAATAAATTTCTTGTACCCATATCATCTGATATAGAAACTAATTTTTTATCTACTCCGTACTTTAAAAATTTATGATAGTTAATATCAAAAAAGTATAAGTTTCTTTCACTTGATACAACGCTATGCATATGTCTTGATCCATATTTTACAGATATGTACTGATGCGATTCAATTGTATCACCAGAGCCTGTAAATAAATTTTGTGCACCTGAAGCGTCTTGCAGGAATGTTCTTGGATTAACTAATAACTGTCCAAATGCTTTATCTTGGAAAAAATGTATTTCGTTGTTGTAATTAATTAATCTATTTATCTCTCCATATATAGCCTCTACATCATAAAAGTTAAATATTGGAAAAACTCTAAATGCATCGTTTTCTTCTCCAGATAATTTTGTTTTAGAATACGCTATTTCATTTGGCAAATCAACATAATCTTGATCTGTTTCTTGTAGTGAAAGAAAACTTTTTAAGTTTGACTCTTGTGAATAAACAGGATTGTACAACCAATCGTTACTAAAAGGTGCAGCATCAGTATCAAATCCTTCTATGTGATCATTGTTACCTAAATTATTACCACTACGTAAATCTGTATTTACAAAAGATTCTACAGGAAATACTAAAAATTTAGAATATGATTTTTCTTCATATGGTGAAGTAGTTATTTGATGTGAAAATAAATTAACAAAAGTATCTCCTCCAAAAACAGTTGTATGTTGATGTTGATCATTTTCATTTATAGGATGAAAGTTACCAGCTATTATCCATCTAGTTTTACTAATAGCATCTAAAGTTCTTCCACCATATTGAGTTAAGTTATCTTGCACTATGTTACCATATAAATAATAAGGCAATTTAGTTTCACCTTGATGTAAACCTCCACCTCCATATTTAAATATACTTGTTTTATCAGTATAATAGTCTTGTCGTGCAATTACCCATCCTAAATCTTTAACATTAGTAAAATTTTCATTTGATCCTAAAATTATACCTCTAGTTCCCATTTGTAAGGTACTAACAGTTTCATATGTAAGCTCATCTGTTGTATCTACTTTACCATAATTTAACCAATTTTGAAAACTACCTTCATAATTAGCTATAAACGATCTACCTAAAGAAAAATTACCATATCCTCTATTCCATATAAAATGTCCGCCTATACTTTCATTACCAGATATACAATCTGTAAAAAAAGAAGGTGGAACATATTCTCCAGGGCCAATTTCTTTTGCACATTTTAAATCAGCAGCATATCGCATATATTTATTTGGTTGATATACAGTAGAAGTTCCACCAAACGATAATGCTGTATCAGCATCACCATAAGGATTAGAACCAGTAGCAGTAGTTCCTCCTATGTCATTACTATTAGCAAACCAATTATTATCTCTAGTAATTGGATCATTTACATATAAATCACCCAAAGAGTCTGCTGCATTTTTGTAGGTATTGTAATTTTCTATATAATGATTGTAATAAGTGTCAAAAACAAAACATTTACCAACCATTACTCCAGATCCATCTTCACCATCTTTTAGTGTAGTTTTTCTTGTGCTAAAATGTAAATTTGAATTTGAATTTTTTGGATGAACTATTGTTGCATAGGTAGTATCACCACTATTTGCTAATGAACCAGAAACACCATATGATAAAGTAGTTACTTGAGCGGTACCACCACTATGGACATTCATAGTATCATAATAATTAAATCTTCTTTGATCGTATAATTTTAATGTAGAAACAATACGTAGCTTTTGTTCAGGTCTATATTGATAAGGTCTAAGCCCAAAAAGACTATCAGGACTATACATAAGCATAGCTTTTCTTTGTTTAAACACATTGTATTTAACTTCACCGCTAGCTACAGTATAATTACCAAAACTATTACTTCCAAACTCTCCTGCTGCTGCTAAATATCTAATGTCTCCTGTTGAAGCAGAGCCATCTGATTCACTTATGTATTGCGTTTCGTTACTACTTGTCACTCCAATAGCGCTACGAGAAGTTGCTTCTAATCCACAATAACCATTAAGTACTTGATCGTATATTTCATTAACATTAGTATCAATTACCATTTCCAAATCATCTGCCTCTACTGGCAAACCAAAATTATGTGCGTAGTCTCCAGTTTCTTCTGAAACATATCCATAACTCGAATTATGACTATTGTCTGATGATCTATGCCCAAAGTTTACAATATCATTTAAAAGCCCAGATTGAATTATTGTTCTATCTGCTTCTTTTCTTTCTGCTCTTACTACTCTAAATCCAGATATTTTATTTCTAACGTGTGGTGGAATTTTAAAAGTAAAATTTACTCCTAAATCCATAGTAGCATGTTTACCGTCAAAATTGGGAGCGGTAAAATTTATTCTTTTAGAATTTTCTCCCCCAACGCTTGTATTCCAATTTGAAGTATCATCGTAGTGTAAAGCAGCAGCAGGAACAGGTGAATTTCCAAACGCAGACATTCTGTAATCTTGTGCTAACGGATTTTCTTTCCATTTTGTATCACTATTTGCAGCATCTCTACCTAATTGAGTATTTTCTAAATCTAACTCCCAAGCTTTATCATAATGTTCTGGCATTTGTATATCTCCCATCCATAAAACATTACCTGGATCTCCATTCTTATCGTATACTAAAACACCAAACCTATAAGTCTCTCCCCTTTGATAACCTCTTTTGCTTCCAGAAGCCATAGGATCTTTATTAGAGCCCATATTGACAGTTGCGGTATATTCTGTATCTACGTTTTGATTACCTCCATTAGCTCCTTCTAAATTGTCTGTTTGAAAAGATTCACTTCTTTCGTCTGCACCAAAAAAAACTGAACTACTATTATTTGATCCACCTCTATTATCTATTGTGTCAGATATTTTAGGCAACATTGTAAAAGACATAATTACGCCTCCTAATCCATTTGATTCTGTAGCGCCATCACTAGTACCATAATAACCATAACTTTGTCCTCCTAAAATTTTTCTACCCTTAGTTGCAGAAACTAAACCAGAATTATAACCAGTTACATTTATATAACCATCTGTATTAAAAGTACATGAACCTAAAGTAGGTAAATACCTATTAGCAGATGTATGATTTTTACCTTCTATGTTGATAGGTATATAATTTCTATTTGATCCTGCTTCTACTACTAAATCTGGATCGTAACTTTGATTAGGATGATAATAATCTACAATATTAGTATCTGTTGTAGTTAAAGATCCATAGCTTAAATTGTTTAATCTATATCTTAAAATCTTTACATTCCATTCTTTTTCAGTAACAAAATTCTTTTTAGATCTTAAGTTTGCAGCAAATAACACATTATCTTTTATTGCTATATCTTTACAAACATCCCAAGTATTAGAAGGTATTAAAACTTGCGCTATACCATCATCTATAGATTCTGTAAATTGTCCGTGAAAAAACTGACAAGTTCCATCTAAACCTATATCAACAGTTGTTACCTCCCCTACTAAAGGTGGTACGTCTAAAGAAGAATAAAATAAAGCATATACTTTAATTCTATCAAATCTAGTATCTAAATTTGTATATTTTATTTGAAATCCATCAGAAGATGTTTCTCCTGGAGAAGATCCAGAATAAGTTCTATATCCACTACTATTAGAATTAGATATATGATACATATTAGAAAATGGTGATATACCAGATTCTGCTCCTGTATTAGTAAGATATTTGTAACAGTACTGGTAAACACCTACAGGTAAATTACCAGATGTCATACTAACAGCAACACCTTGATTGTGTTGTGACTTAGGAGTTAAGTCTAACTCTTCAGGATCCATGCTATAATTATCAGGATCTTTTAAATTTAATGTTCTTAATGGATTTTTATTATCTGTCCAGTATACTCTTGATATTCCTTCATTTTCTATAATACCTTCAACTCTACATTTAATAAGAGGATCCATATTTAAATTAGGATATTTATTACCTCCACCTGCTGTATATGCAATTTGTAAGTCTGTACATTTAATAACTTCACCTTGATCATCAAAGTCTATTAAATAAAAAACTGTTCTAAAATCACCTTCTGATTGTGATCCCCAAGTTACACCATAACCAATGTATCCGCATACAATTAAAAACAATTGATTTTTAAATGAATAACTACCTACTATATTAGCAGATCCTCTTGCTTTTTCATTTTGACCTACTGTATAAATAGTATCATCAGCAAATGGTTTAAAAGTTGAAGATGTACTTGATAAAGTACCACCACCTGCTACATCTGTTTTATGTTTAACAATTGTATCTAAATCTAATACTTTCTTGTTCCCATTTATGTTTTCAATAGTAAAAGTAGCTCCATCACTATTGATAAGCTTTACATTCATTGCATCTCTATAGCTTCCTTCTATTTGAAATCTAGGATCTGTATCAGTAATTAAACCTTTACTAAAACCAGTTGGTTTGCTCTTTTCAGCCATTAATAACTATTTAAACCATCATAAAATGGTGGGTTTGACGATGTAATTGGAATCTTTGAGTTCCAAAGTTTTCCTATTTTTAATAATTCAGTAGAGTTAGGCATATTGTCATCTCCTCTAACTTTACCACAAAGTTGATACCATCTTCTTTCTAAATCTTTTACTATGTATTGCGGTACTTCTCCAGCGTAATAACCAATAGATTTATGCTTCCACATTATATAAAAAGCAATAGCTTCTTCATGTCCTTGTTTTACCATTGGATAACCTTCTTCTGACATAGGTACTGATAAATAAGATATTACTACATCAACAGTATAATCTACTGAAAAGTTAAGCCTATTACCATTTACATAGTATCTGTGAATTAAATTAGATACTTTGCTTTTAAATTGAGAACTTGTTGGTGATAAAATAGTATCTCCAGCTCTAACGCTTGTAAGCTTTACTAAATTACTTGGTAATACTATTTGTTTATTTTGTAATATTTCTTTACCTCCAGAAAATTGTTTCGTTATTCTACCGTTTACATTTGTTTCTAAAAGAATATTATTTCCAGTATCTCCATTATCTTGATATGTTAATGTTAATGTTTTAGATGTAGAATCCCATGCTGGGCTTATTCCCTCTATACTATGATAGTAAGATGTTTGTAAGTGCGTAACAAGGCCAGCCATTGTTAAATCTAAAGTAGATTCTATTGGAATAATATAATCTTCAAGATTACCAGGTATGAAATTAGCATGAGTAGTATTTCTAAAATAAAATTTTACTCCATTAATTACTAAATTAGCTAACCTAGATGGATTACTTTCATATACAATTGTTGCTGAAGGAAAAGAAGATGATACATCAGCATTATAAGTCATTTCTGATTGCAAAAAAGTTTCTTTACTACCTATGTATTGTTCAGCTTCAAAAGCCCATTCAGCCCACGAATCAATATGTTCTGTATATTCTTTTAAACCAAGGTTTCTAGAAACATTATTGAATACTCTATTTACTGGTATATGCATAATATATATTTTAAACTGAAGCTATAAATACTTCTAATTGATGACCTGCAATACCTTTTACTTTTAAAGCTGTTGCATTATCTAATGTAGATCCATCAGTTCCACCTTCTACAGTAGTTCCAGTATACATAATACTTGTAGCAGCAGCTACTGATGTATAACCAGCGTCAGAATCTTCGTCATCTAAACCTACTTGCAGAGCTGCTGTTCCATCTAAATTGGTTACCCTTATATATTTAACAGAAGCTCTTTTAAAAGTTCCTACAGACTCTCCTGATCCAAATGTCGCTACTTCAGTTAGATTTGTATTTTCTAATTTTAAAACACGCTTAGATACATTAGCTATAGAAGCAAATGTGTGTGTCAATGTTTGAGCAAAATCTCTTGCATCTGCTGTTACATCATGCCCTACAGCTAAAGCTTCTGTTATTGTTACTGTAAGTGAGGCTGCGTTTACGTCCGTATCTGCCATATTATATTGTTTTTAATTTTTTTATTTCTTTATTAAAATTACCTAAAGGCATTATTTTGCATTTACTATATTTCTTTGGTCTTTTCCAAATTATTTTATAATAATAATCATCTAATATTGGTACTTTATATTTAATAATTTCACCTTTTCTATTAGATTCATTAATATCAACTCTATAATGAAATGCTCTTTTATGTTCTTTTTTATCTAAATACACATAACCAAAATCTCCTGGTAAATGTATTAATTCGTTTTTTAAAACAACATCTCTTATTAATATTTCAAAAAACCTAGATACAACCGCGTAAAATGTTTTGTAATCTAACTTTTTTTCTCTATACTTTTTTTTACTCTTTATCCACTCACCTCTTACTTTAACACTTTCCCTAACAAATTTATAAATATCTTTACTATTTTCGTACTTGTGTTTGTGCTTGCGACTGATTAAATTTTGTTGTGTCTGCATTATCCGAAACTTTATCTGCTCTTCCCTGAAGCGTTAAACTCATTTCCATTGTAAATATTTTTTTATTTAGTTCTGGTATTAAATCATCTGGTAATGGATAAAACATATCGTCATTCCAATTTGGAGCTTCTGTTGGATTACTTAATAGTAAGCTTGAATTAACTACATATTGTATTGGCACTACAGGTGATCCTGTTGGATTTATAAAATAAGATCTAAGTCTTCCAATTGTTAATACTTCACGACCATCAGCGTATTTTTGTAAATATGCAGCAGGACTTTTAGAACTAAATCTGTTATGTTTTTTGTTTGCATACTCATCTTTACTTACAAATGGTATGTCAATTGTTCCATGATTATTTTTATAATTTCCTTGACCTTCTCTAATTCTTAAACTAGATACTCCATTACCATTAATGTGTAACAAACTAGGAACGTAAAACTTTAAATGTCCATAGTCTCCATTTTCAGATCTTCCTTGAAAATCATTATAAAAGTCTCTACCATAAAAATCTTCATAGTTTACTATAGCTGCTGAACCTGCATCTATACTTGCTTCAATAAACGTTCTATCAGCAGCAACAATCATTTCTCTTGTTGAAGATGTTTTAAGTTCTACATAAGTTACCCAATCAGAATTATTCCAATATACATCACTACTTTGTACTGGATTTACTGATTGATAACATAAGTAAGATAATTTTTTACCATTAGCAGACATCTCTTTTAACATCTCAGCTCTATAGTAATGAACCCAAGCTTTTATTTGTCTATTAGATATATCTGACTCACTATTTGAACTACCAGCAGTAGCAATATTTTTAATATTATATACTATTTCATTTAATGTTGCCATATATCTACAAAAGTAATTTAATTTACGCTTAAAAACAACAATAGGCCAAACATCCTAAGACGATTAAACCTATTATTGCGCAGGGAGCAAAAAAGCTCTTTATATTGGTTTGCTCTGCTCTGTCTCAATTTGTTGAAACTGTATGCCTGCACCTTCAATATTCCCTATCATTTTTCTAACTGTTATATCAATAATTTCTCTTTGATATAATTCTTTAACTCGATTATTTTCAACATTAGAAAAACATTCTGTATGATTTCTAAAAATTAATTGTTGCGCTTTACAAGCTCCTACACTAGTAGCTGGCAAAAAAAATACTCTAGCATGTTCATACATAAAAATTCCTTGAGGATTATTTGTATCTCCACCTCCGTGACCTACATAACAAATTGGATCCTCTTTAGATGGTTTATTATATGGATCTGAACTTGTTTTTAAATCTAAAAAATTTTTAGAACCAAGTATTTTACAATTACTATACCCTGTAGTATTAAAATATGTATCATCATATAAAACTTCAAAATTAATTAAATGCATATAATCTTTATGAAGTTTTTTATTTGCAGACCAATTTTCAAAGTCATAAATTATTGCTTCACCTGTAGTAGCATCAGTTGCGCTTACTTGTGTTTGATTAGAAGCTTTAAATGATTCATAATAAAAAAATTGCAATGCATCCCTAGAAACTTGTTCTTGTTCGTAAAATTGATAATGACCATTTATAAAAGCACTAATAGCTTGATCTATAAACATATTTTTTTCATCGTCAGTAAAATATGGTTGATCTACTTTATCTAATAGCATGTCTATTAAATCGTGTGCTTCGTCTAAATTCATTATTTTTTACTTTTAACAGGTTTTTCGTTATTAGCAGAAGCCAATTCTTTTGGCTCATTGCCTCTTAGCTGGTTTTTAAGCAACGCCATTATATCAGCGTTATCTTTTAACCACATTATACTTTGATCTTCTGTAAGACCAATTGTAGTGCTACCATACTTGTATACTCCATTAACTCTTTCAAAGATATTTTTATCTATACAATTTTTTATAAATATTTTAAACGGTGCATCAGCATCATTTAAATATACAAGAAATTTTTGTGGATGATCACTTGCATAAGATATAACTTTAGCTTTACGAATATTGTCATCCCAATCTCCATTAAGCCCAATCAATCTGCAAATGTTTTCTATTTCTTTTTTAGATAACATTGCAGCAGCAGTTACAGAGTCAGCTTTTGCTAAAGCTATTTCAGCTTGCTTATTTTCTTTTTCAGACATATCTTCAATAGAAAATCCTTTTCTTATTAAAGGATGGTCTTTTAAAAAATCAAATACTCTTTTATCATCTTCGTCCTTTAGATCTAATGATAAAACAGCTTGGAACATTTCATATCCAGTTAATGTTATTCCGTTAGGATCAATTAATTCTATTAGTTTACCTTTTGCGTTTTTGTAAGTTCCAAATTTACAATAGTTAAATGCTGATGGTTTTCTTGATTTAATTATTACTACGTGTTTCATTTTTATAATTTTTTTGTTAATACTCCCTTACTTTAAATTTGTTGAATTACCTTCTTTGGCTTTATAAACCTTTCCGTTGTTAATCCAAGTTTTGTTGGCTGATTTGTTTAGCCATTTTATACCACCACTACCTTTTACATGAATGTAAAATGGTTGGTTTTCTATTTCTATTGGTTCGTCTGTAACCTCTACAACCTTACCGTCTCTTACTACAAATGTTCTTTTCATAGTTGCAAATATAAGAATAATGGAGGGCACAAGGCCCTCCGTCATTCAAATTAATTAATTATTAACCAGCAGCAGTTACTGCACCAATAATTCCTTGATGTGCATATACATACCAAAACGAACCATCAGAAACGCATTCGATTCTTTCTCCACCTATAGCAGCAGCTTCAATAGTAAAGCTATCAGCTAAAAGGTTAGTAGCACCGTCAGCACCTGCATCAGCAGAAGCTGCAAATACTATTGTATCAGCAACAGCAGCAGAAATTACAATATCACCTGCGCCACCTGGAGTAAGAGCAACGATAAACGTTAACGTTCCGCCATTTACAGCAGGAGGTAAAGTAATTGCTGAATCTGAACCACCAGTTTGTGTTAGAAAAAATACTTTTCCAAAGTCATCATCTTTTAATACAGTTGTTTGCGTAACACCAGCAATAGATACTGTTGGTGGTGCAATTTGCATTATAGGAATATGTAAAAAATCTTCGCCAACTACGTTATCAGCTTTTATAAAGCCAGATACAGCAGAACGAATTTTGTTAAAATCAAATTTTAAAGCCATTTTTTTTTATTTTAATTATTAAATATTAAAGTATTAACGTTAAAGCTTCTCTTCCGTCAATACCAGTTAAGTGATTATTGGGAGGGTTTCCCCTCCCTTTAATCGTTAGTTATTATACTACAGCGTAAGATATATCAGATATTAGAGTAGTTGATACTCCAAAATCTTTATCTACCAATATTGTTGTACCCTGTGGCTGTGAAGCAATCTGTTCTATTAACATATCAGCTAATTGAATAGACTTTCCAGTAGCACAAGTAATTGTTGTAGTGTCTAAGGCAGATACGTTTGCACCAGCTCCAACACTATGAAAAATCACAGTTGTTGCAGTTGTTGAAACATATTTAATTTCACCAGCTTCAATGTAGTTTACTACACCAGCTGTATTAGCACTAGACGCTACGTCTTGGAATTTTATAAATTTCATAATAAATGTTTTGTATTACGATGCGGATAAAATTCCACAAGATAATGGGTTACGAACTATGATTCCAGATTCAGACATAACGTGACACTCAAACTTGTCGTCAGCGTTAGCAGCCATCATTGATTTTTGATCATAAGGATTGATCATACCAGCAACGTATTTCTTAGTGAAACTACGATTTACACCTTCAGCACCTTTAGTAATCAATTCAATGTTAGATACACCTGAAGTCTTACCGAAGTCAAGGAATACCATTTTAGCAGATTCTTTTAATCTGTTATCTCCAAATGCGTTAGTACCTGAAGTAGAACTGTGAACGTTTGAATCATCAAACACAGGACAGTAAGCCATTGTAAGCTTATTACCCATTGCTTCATAAGAAACAAAGTTACCACCTAAAGATACATCACCGCTTACACCAGACATTGAACCACCTGTGAAAGATCCAGAAGGAGCAATCAATAAGTCTTTCATTGCTTTGTGGAAAGCTAATCTACCTTCAGTACCAGTAAATACAACGTACTCATTACCTTCAGCGTTAGTAGCATTCAAAGAAAGCTTAGCTAAAAATTCAGTAATGATGTCTTCAGTTAAAGCACCTAATGTATAAGAAGCTTGGTTAGAAGAATCAATTTGAGCAAGTAGTCCATCACCAGTTACAATACTTGAAGCTTTTGTACCTGAAGTACCTAAAGCAGAAGAAGTAATTCCAGCTGGACGAGAAACAGTAGTATCTGTAATTGAAGAACGACCATACCATCTTTGTAGCTCTTGCTGATACATGTACTCATCCATCATCATTTGCTCTTTAGAGAAGTACCATAGTCTGTGACCATTGTTCTCAATCCAAGTAACGTCTGTCATATCTTTACCAGTCACAGAACATTTCTTACGCATTGTAGTAAGGTAATTCTTGTGAGTAGAAGGATAAACATAGTTTTCACCTACATCAGCTCCATTCGATCCATTAGGGAATGCAGAACCGATAGAAGCAATAATAGCTCCAGCTGCAATATCACTAGTTTTTAGTGGATTAGCTGTACCATCAATCATTTCAAATTTAACTACAGCAGAAGCAGAAGTTGTTACAAGTCCACTATTAGCAGCAGCTCTAACAACATCATTAATAGGATCTTCTACAACAATTGCAGTAGCTCCTGATTGAAAACGAACCATGTCGAATTTATTTAGGAAACTTGCATTTGCAAATCCAGCAGCTGTGTAAATTCCTTCACCATCAAATGATAAAAAGAACTCATTACCATCTGCATCTGCATTTGTTAGAATACCTGCTGTGTCAGCAGATGCTCCAGCATCAGCAGTAGATCCTGCAAATGTTGATCCATCAAGAGAAATCCATCCATTAGAGAAAGAAGGAGTATTGTAACGTCCCATTACTTTCCATTCGAAAGAATTATCACCTAATACTTTTTCTGCTGCATAACGACCAGTTCTTTCTAAAAGATAAGTCGCTGAATAACGAGGATACTGTTGAATTAACGTCTTCGCAATCTCTGGGTATTGCATAAGCGCTGTATTCAAAGCATTCTCTGGGCTTGTTCCAGAACCAAAAGTTCCAGTATATAATTGTGCCATTTTTTTTTACTTTAAATTAAACATTATTTTTAAATACACTTATTTTATTACTCCAGAATAATTACATTAGTTTTTTGGGCATTGCCCTAACTTAATATTTATTCTCTCATAAATGCGGAAGGATCAAATCCAGACCTCTTTGCATTGGTCTTAACTCTATTCTTACCGCTAAGGCTAGGAGAAGTAATATCATTCAATATTGAAGCTTTACCATCTTCTAAACCTTGGGAGCGCAAAATCTTAGCAAATTTGTCTTTAAACAGCATAAACATAGCTACCTCAGAAGCATTGTCGTGAGAGTTCCATATGTCATCGGCCATTTTACCAGACGTAATATACTTATAAGCATCTTGCGCTTGATCTTTAGTCACTCTACCTCCCATGAATGTATCAAGAGATTTTAAGTGACCTTGTAATTCTTTTTTATTTCTATCTACTTTTTCTTTAGCAGACATTGATTCTTGTTGTTTTTCTTTGTAGAATTTTTGTTTTTCTTTTTCTACAGCAGAATTAAGTTGTCTTTTAATTCTATAAGCTTCTCTTTTAAGAACTCCAGAATCTTCCATTTTATCAATAGCTTCTTCTATTTCAAATTCTTCCATACCATCAGTCTTCATTTCAGCAGCAACTAGTTCTCTGTCGCTATAAGATAAATATTCATTTAACTTATCTAATACTTCATTTTTAGGCTGCTCAATAAATGGTGAGTTAAGAGCTTTTATAATATCTTCCTTAGATGTGTCTGCTGATAAGCCAAGTTCTTTAGCAAATTTACCCCACTCTAATTCTCCCTCTTCTTTATCAGACTCCACTTCTTCTGTAGACTCGGTTTTAACAGGTGTGTCCCAGTCTTCATCGACTTCTTCAATGACTTCTGGTTCTTCTTCTTTTTGATCAACTTCAATATTATCCCAAGCAAATCCATCTTCATCTTCTTCAGATTGTTCAGATTGTTCAGATACATTTTGACTTTCTTCAAATTTTTCAGCAGCATCCTCATTGTACTTACCTTGAAATTGTTCTAACGGTTGATCCGATGCAAAAGCTTTAGGATCAAATCCTGGAGCTTCAGCTGTTTCGTTACTTGTTTCTTCTGTTGTAGGAGTTTCTGTTGAAACCTCATCTACTAAATTACTTTGTTCTTCTGACATATTTTATAGTTTTTTTTGTTCCCAATTTTGCAAATATACTAAGAATTTTTTATTATATCTTGTATTTGTTTTTTACGGTCTTCCGTAACAGGTTGATTTGCTTCAGCATCCTGGCCTTTATCTTCTAGTTTTTGTTCTTGTTCTAATCTTTTATTTAAAAATAATTGCTTGTTTTTAACTTGATGTGCAACATCTGACATTTCTCTTGCATCGTCAGATTTCATATCTGCAATTTTAAGATCTGTTTCAGATTGTATTTGTGCAACCTGTATTTTAGCCTCGTTTTTAACTTGCTCTAATTGTACTTGTTGTTCAAATGCTGCTTGTGCTTGTTCAGCTTGAGCTTGCATCATTGCTTGTTGTTGTTCTTGTTGTTGAGCCTCATTAGCCTTCATTTCATCCATAGCTCTTTCAAGTATGTGTTCAGCTTCAGTAAATGTATCAGCTTTAAATACTTTAATAACATCTAATAAAGTAACCTGACCACCTTGCACAGCAGACTGTGCTATTTGTTGTAATGACTGACGTAATGCATCATCTTTACCAGAATCACCAATAAATATACCATAATCTTGTAAAGCTACATCAGGCATAACACTTAAAAATTTAAACGCACCATCACCTAATATGTAAGAAGCTTTTTTACCTCCAGCCCAACAAACTTTCATAAGATTAGCAACTCTTTCGAATATACGTTTCTTAACCATTGCGTGTGAATAGAATAAACTTTCTGTAATTGTAGCAGATTGTATTACGCTACGTTGTACATTTCCTACATACTCATATTGTCCAACAGCTCCTTCACGTTGAGGTGATACGCCAGATATTTGTCCAGCCGTTTGCTCAAGCATCATTTTAAGATTAATAAGCTGCTGTACAGATTGACTAAGAGTAAAGTCTACTTGACTAAATTGATTAAAACTATTAACCTGTCCACCTTCGTCTTTAGAGTTAATTGGTATTATACCATCTGTTTTTAAATGATACAATACGCTTTGCATATCCATACCAAGATTTGTAGGTAGTTGCGAAACATCATATACTACAGCTTTACCACCTGAACGAGCTAATGCTAATTCAATTTGGTACATAACTACGTTATATAACATTTGTATATTCTTTAATAAGTCTACCATAGACACAGACCTACCAGTTGTATTACCTCTAATGCAACCTACGTATGATAATTGAGTAGTACCAGCATCATCTACCGATCTAATTTGATTAGGTCTACGTCTAGCTTGCACCATAATCTTACCACCAATTTTAGTAGCTTCCCAAATATCATCTACATATTTAGTTTTAATATTGTCTTTTTTCTTTGCTTTATAATCGTCAGAAACCTGTTTCATAAAAGGTCTTTCTGGATTATATTTATTTTCAGATACCTTAAACTTTAAAGTTTTAATAGATTTCCATTCAACAGAAACTACTCTTATTTTTACTTCTTGTCCTTCTTGATAATCTATCCAATCAAATCCTGAATTGTAATTAGCTAAATCATCATAGCTACCAATTTGATACATAGCAGATAATTCTTGCATATGCTCTTGCGTAAGCTCATCTCTATATTCATCTAGTATTTCAGTATATGACAAGTATCTTTCCTCACCTACCCACGCTGAATCATCTAAATAATCTGACGTAGTGCTTGTTTCATATATAACACTTCTAGGATCTACTCTTCTAACAAATGGATCTCCATTGTGATCGTATATCTTAAAAAATTCTTTACCAGTAACTAGTAAATCTCTAAATCCTTCTTTAAATAAATCTACGTAATTATATTTTTGTATTAAATATTCTAAACCATCCTGTGCTGTTTCTTCAACCATTTCTCTATAGTTGTATTTCATATATACATCTATATCTTCAGGCAATTCCATGTCAGTAACAGAAGGTACTTCTATACCAGTTTGTGCAAAAAAGTCTTTATGTATTTCTTCAGTTAACTCTTTCATTATAAGACTAACCTTTACATCTTCTTTTCTTAATACAGCTTCTTTGTTTGTAGTGCTTACCTTAACGTCTATTGGCCTTCTAAGGTCTTCTCCTACAAGTAAATCTATTTTTGGTGAGATAATAGGGTAGTTAACTAATCTAGCTGGATATGACATTCCATATTGTTCAGTTATATATTTAAAATCATCTAATTCTATTTCACCATTATATATATTGTAGTTTTGAATATCATTTATTCTAGAACTTTTATGTGGCGAATCACTATAAGACATATATCCAATTATAGCATTGATCCATGAATTACACCATTCATCAGTCTTTTCAGACTCTGTAACATATTGTGCTGGAAATTTTGACTTTGTACTGTTATACATAACTACTTAATAATTTTTGGTAAACCATTTCGATCTAACTGATAATATTTAAAACCTACGTCTATTGTTTCTGCTTCTATAGTTTTTGCTTGTATTCTGTAATTATCAACGTTATGTATAAGACATAAACCAAATGCAATAGCACGGTCAGTATTTCTTGTACCATAAGATGATAGTTCTTCTATCAAATCTAAAAACCATATGTCCTCAACGTTTTCTCTAATATAATCACTCATTAGATCTTCCATTAAGGATTTAACTTGTTTATTCATATGCACTCCGTATCTATTTCTTGTCTTTGTACCAGGATTGTGTGCCGACTCTGGTTTTTCTTTTAGATACTTTAATGCATTCATTCTTTTAAAATAGTCTAGTATACCTATTTTAGTATATTCAACTAACATCCTAGCGTTATAATATACAGCTAACTTCAAACATCCGTCCCAAAAATCTTCTTTTTTTTCTGGTCGATCTGTGTATTCAGCAACTATATAATCACTAGGCTTATCTGTGTCTACAAATCTACGATAAATTATTGCACTTCCCAAAGAGTCAGATGCACCTGCTTGATCTTGATCATAAGAGTCAATTCCACCTATATCTAAATCTTTATAATCTGGTTCTGGATGATGTAATATTCTAAATGGGCCGTCAGGATGTGGCCTCCACTTAACTACATACTCTTCGTTTTGATCAAAGTCCCAATCAAGATTACCTCTTTGTATTTGACTTCTATAATCTTTATTAGCTAATATCCTAGACCTTTGTGCGTTTAATAATGAGTTATCAAACCGTGCAGTCTTGGTATTTAAAAATGCTTCTTGTATTGTTAATGGGTAGTTTTGTATATGTAAATTAAATGCTTCCCTGTCACCAGAATTTATAATTACTTCTCTGTCTTCAAGCAAAGTATCTTCAGCTTCTTTAACTTTTTCTACTCCAGTTTCTACATCAAAGAAACCATAGTATGCTCTTGACGCTGGTATAAACATTGGTATAAGATTATAAGCATCAGACTCATAATACATATCCATAAAATCTTTTGAGGCTTTGCTAATGTCACCACCAGTACCTCCTATGACTGGAACACCAAACTGTTTGTTCCCATCCATAAAACAAGCCTTAGAAGACATGTAAGCATTTTTCAAATGTTTAAACTCACCTGCTTCTTCGAATACCATTAAAGAAACACGCTCACCTTTGAACACCTCTGGATTATCCATCGTTCTACATATAATAGTTGATTGATAACCGCCTACTTCCCACTTACCATCTTTATTCTTTTGTTTATATCCAGAACGTAATATACCGTCTGTATCTTTTAGAAAAGAATGTTTAAAATTAGAGTGTAGTCCATTAAGACCTTTTTTTGTTTTATCAAAGAAAGCGTCAGCTGTTGCTTGCAACCCTGCTGCAATGCCTACATCATTAAATGGAAAGAAAGTATATTCGTGTGAAATCATACCAGAGTTCATGTAACTAAAGCCTTTATCCCTTGCTTTAATAACAATCATTCCTTTCTCCTCTTTCTTACAAGTTTCAAATAAATCAAAGTATTCATGATCCATTTGCCTGTACCAAGGACTGATTAAAGTTTTACGTGATCCAAGAGTACCATCGTTACCAAGTATCTTGTAGTAGTTTAAATAAAAATAGTACTTGCCAGAAATCCAATTCATACCCTTAGGCTTAAATCCATTAATGCATCTATCAAGTTCTTGTTCCCAATACTCTTGATAAGCTACAGATTCTTGATTTAAGTCAGGGTGACCAATATTAATAACTGGTCTATACCTTTGAGGATCCTGCTTTGCTCTAGCCATATTTTATTCTTCTATTCTTTGGTGTCCTACCTAAACCAAAGGGATCTTTTGGATCTTGTTTTTGCTCTAATTTAGAATGGTACTCTTCGTCAACGCTTGATCCATGTACGCTTTTAGCATACGCATCTATTTTTTTAGCCTCGTTAAATTTACCAAGCTTCATAGCTTTATTAAACCTATAGCGTAGACTTTGTAACTTAGCTGGCTTTCTAGCCATTAATCGTGTTGCATAAGTCCACCTTTGCCATAAGAGTTTTTCATCTTACCGCCACCCATAAAGTCTTTATCAGCATTCATCATACCGCCCATCATCATTTTCTTGTTGCCAAGCATTTTGAAATCTGCGCCAGATAGTTTACCATCTTTATTCATGTCAAGCTTAGCTTGTCCACCTTTTAAATATTTTTTCTTTTTACCGTACATATCTATTTAATATTATTTTGCATTTCTTTTTTATTTTCTAAGAACGAGAGTTTCTTGTCCCCAACAATCTTTTGACGCTCCCCTCGTCTTTCTATTGCATCTACAAGAGTTTGTCTGGTTTTATATATTTTCTCAATACCAATCATAATCTTCTGCAATCCTTCAGCAGTCTCTTCATCTATATGCATATTGTTCATATAGGTTGTAAACTGACTGATCTTTAAATTAAATGCAATTAGTTGTTCATCCAATGGATCAAACTGTAATTGCTTATATTTATCTATAGCAGCTAGTATTTCAGGTCTAGTAGTTCCATACCACTCATACTTGTCATACAAATCTTTGCTTACCGCCTTTTTTCTTTCAGCTTCTGTAAAGTGTCTGTAAGGACTATCATAGTCACAAACTAACGCTACCCACTTTAAAGCTATTGCTCCCAGTTTATCTGCTTTTAGAATATTTACAAATTCAGGTACGCCTGTTATGCCGTCATCATCTTTGTAAACATCTCCCTTTCTGTCTAACTTAAGTAGATACATATGTGCAAAAATACTTTATTCTCCGTGATATTCCAAATGGTATTTTAATATCCAGTTGCCTTTAGATTTGCTTGTGTATATTTTTTTAGTAATAACATCAAATTCCATCTCTTCTATATCTACATCCATATAGTCTTCATCTTCTAACAAATAATCTAATCCTTCGTAATACTTCTCCAATATATAAGTATCATCTTCAATCCAAACTCTACCTAACTTACTAAAAAAATTGTGACGCATTTGACAAATATAATAAAAAAAAGGGCGAAGCCCTCGAAATTTTTCTATACCAAAATCAAAGATTTTAATATCTCAAAAGGATTTAAGGGCG